GTGCATCACTGGTTAGAGCGGATAATCATTCTTTAATCGCTTCGGGCAACTTACAAATTGATGATACCAATAATCAGGCTGTTATGGTAAGCGATCTATATCCTGACAACTTCGGCCCTGCAAATTTGTCTGAGTCCTTTTTAGTTGTAAATGATACCTTGTACCTTTCAAATTCCTTCAGGGGAATAGGTCCAACGATTGTAAATGTCTACATCACTGCTAGAGTGCGATGTAGAGTTGTCAAACTATCAACTAAAGATTGGATGGCTATTGCAATACAATCCACTGCTGAGGCATGATACCATGGCTTGCGCAACCTGCGCTTTGATACAAGTGCTCTTAGAATCTCAAGGTATGTCTGAGGCTTCCGCTAAGGAGATCTCTCATAAGGTAGGGAAACCAATGGAGAAGAAGGTTAAGCGAAAAGCCTCAGCATACTCTATCAAGTACGGTAAAGCATTCAAGAAGGTTGCAAAGAAGTACAAGAAAAAAGGCGGCGGTTGGATGAAGAACGGTTTCAAGCGAGCACAAAAGGAAGCCCACAAAGTAGCAAAGAGGATGAGATAAATGGAAGCGAGACAATTAAGACTACAAGCAATGTTCCCAGCGATTCAAAACATATGGAATTTCACTGAAAAGACATGGGGTCCATATCCCTTTACTACTAATCAATCATGGATATTTGATAGCAAACTAGTAGGGGGTCAACTACGCCCTTATGCTTGGACTCATTCCACCATCGATCTAAGTCGTATGGAGATGGAAGATGAAACCCTCTTCCCCATGGGAATAACTGTTCAAGATCCGGGTCTTTACTTATGTTCCGATGCGGTTAACAAATCCATGGTTGTTATTGACTTAATTACAACTAAAGAGATCGACCCTAGTTTGATTGTGAACTTCTCAGGTTTATTCAGTGATCAACTAAGCGGGTCAATGTATGGAATGATTGGCTCAAGTGATGACCAAACTCAAATCGTCTTTGGCCAGTTTAGATTGATGACACACAATATCAACCTCCCGGGCCTTCCTGATACATTACACACTGAATGGTCAAAGGACTTTTCTTCCGGGGAACCTACTGCGGTTGATAAACTGCATTGCTATAGAATCGTACAGATTCCGGGGGAAGGTTCTCCAAGTTCCGTTCTCTATGTGCCAGCCGCAAGGTTCTACCTAACTGCTGCTATTGATGAAGAACCTGATTTGGAATACATGATGAGACTCAAGAGATCCTATGAACTTCAAAACCAACAGTGATTGCAATGGGAAATTTGATTGATGCTAAACATCAGTTCACATCTATACCTTTGAAAATAGTATATCAGATTAGTTCAGGCGTTGAAGATAGAGAAAACATGTCATCAATGACACAAGTCGCCGAGATTTTAATGTGGACTTATGCGGGCACTTTTACAGTGACGATTAATGCTTGGCCGGCGATAAAATTAATCGACATGGGAATGCGACCATTGCCAATATTTGAAAGAGTTACTTTTGTACGCAACAATCCTTGGGTTAAACCGATATTCCATTATTATCATGGCTCATCCGATGCCTACAGATTCGGCGCAAGATATGGCGGGAGAGTAGGTGGCAAGATTGCTAGCCGACTAATTCCATTAGCAGGGTGGGCGTTGGTTGCGTACGATGTGTATGATCTAATCATCAATAGATCTATTTGGGGTTTTGATATTGATGACCCCGGCAGTATCAGTTGGGGTTGATATAATGTTTGAAGAGTTGGAGAAAAGAGTTCAGAGATTGGAACGCCTGATCTATTTACTGATAGGACTTCAATTACCGAACCTTCTTCCTTATCTTGGTGTGCTTTAATCTTCAACCCTTCTTATTCCATCTAATGTTGATTCAATCAACCTCAAACAATCAAAACAATATGTTGCTGATCCATTTGCATAAATCCGCTTTACGGTTGAACCGCATCCACATCCACAAGTCATTCTAAATCCTCCTCAATAAGTTTCATGTTCACACAAACTTGATTCAGACACTCTGGACAACGCCAAATGTATCGGCGACCTTCAACAAAGCCTGATGGATGTTCTTCACCATCCCAAATATGAAGTTGATCCATTCCAGTTGGGCCATTAAAACCGCATCCACATGCGACTTGCATTGAGAATGCACTCATTCTTTTTCACCCCAAAAGATAGCCCACTTTGGAATACATGGTTTACAAACAATGTGAATGTCACCGAAAGGATTCCTGGTCATGTTTAATTCACCTTGAGTAGTTTTGCACATACAACACCTAGCAATCATTCTTCCACCTCCGGCAATTGTAGCTGCACTGAAGGCACCAGGGTTAGTTTCCATCCACATGAGCAGTTTCTAACCGCTTTAGTGGGGTAAACTCGCTGTAAATTGCAGGCTTTACACTTGAAAAGGTATTCTTCTTTCGGTAGATCATTCTCTTCAAGCAGCTTCTTTCGCACCCAGAGAGAGAAATTATCCTTCTTCTGGGCTATTTCAAATGAATTCGGGCATAATGTAATCAATTTTTGTCGCATTAGTTACCCCTAACAAGTATGTCGTATATATATACGATAGTGTAAAAAAGTTACTTGAGTAGTTATTAGGGGTGTCTAACCATAGGGGTGGGTGTGGCAGGGGGTTCATTCTTATGGTGCGCCCGTATAAAGAAGATAGAAGTGTTGGAGATGGAGTGTAATAATGAAAGTAGGTTTACTTTATACACCGCCAGCACTGGGGATGTTGTATGACCAAATCAATAACCGGCTCTTTTTACCTGACTGAAACCGTGCTGTTACCTGCCGTTTCCGTAGATGGAACCCTTGTGACTGACACTATCGATCTATCGGCCTATGTGAATGTCCCTACGGGTCAAGCCATTGCCATTGAAAGTGTGGACTTTATCTATCAAATTGAAAATGACTTCGGCGGTTTGCTTTCCACAATAAGCGGTCAAGATGCATCTTTAACAACTCAATTAGTTGACCTAAACCCCGGTGCATCACTGGTTAGAGCGGATAATCATTCTTTAATCGCTTCGGGCAACTTACAAATTGATGATACCAATAATCAGGCTGTTATGGTAAGCGATCTATATCCTGACAACTTCGGCCCTGCAA